ATCGTCTCCGATCTAAAACTTATATAAAGATATAAGACTCAACATCGACCATTGAGTTTTGGGGGTGTGTCATATAACTTGGGGTTATCAGAATGACACATCTGGATTTTAAAAGGTTTACTCCTCTACATTTTAAAGTCTGACGACTTAAGTTGCTCCAGGTAGACTATCATATAAATATAAGGTAGGTACATTCAAGAAAAATACTAATGAAAAATCTGTACCAGCTGATACATATAAATCAAGAGATAAATACTTAGGATTGAATTCTACATCTGATCTGGTCACAGTTTCGATAGCGAAAGTATCTGTGTCCGAATGATCATAAGAATCACCATCTGTTCTAACCAAAGGATCATTTTTCAAGAATTTGAATTTACTATACATTGGAATAGATACCATTTCACCTGCTAATGTTCTCTGACTGGTTAAAGATAATCCTACATTACCTGTTGACTGAGTCGTACTATCTGCAAATCTACGTATGTAATCTATTCTATTGGTAATTGGAAGATCTAAAGTTACTGTAATAGGTGTAGTTCTGTCAGAATAAGATCTTGCACAAGTGATACTACAGACATCTGATTGGTCAGAAGGATTTAGTGTGTAGTGATAAGCACCTCTAGATCCAACAAAACATTGTGAAAACCAAGTAATAGGATGCCATGCTGTCCAATTATATGGTTCAGATACAGCAGAATTTATACCAATAGCAGTTTCATTACCAGTAGTATCGAAACCTGGATATTCTGGACTCCTACCAAGTAACCAAATTGTAGAAACAAAATATTCAGCAGCTGAATTTTCATTACCTGCTGTACGTTTATACTTACCTGATCTTCTCATTAATTGACGTAATGATACACAACTCTCTCCCATATAAACAAGATTAATATTTTTATCTGGTACAGATGGAGCTAAACCTATATTAGTCTCAGGTGTACCAACATCAAACTGTACACCACTTTGTGGAGCATATGGTGAATACAAACTAGATAAATCAACGGGTGATGCGAATTCTAAATTATCACAACCAGAGACGAAAACCAATATATCAATATCAGCAGATGACACTGGTGAAGTTTGCTCATTCAAAACTCTCATAGTTAAAGTACCATTTAGTGAACTTCCAATTCCAAATGTACTAGTACTTGCTTTGGCAAAATAGACACCTTCATCAGCGACATCTAGATAAGCAGCGGTAGATGTATAAGGTACACAGATTTCAAGCTCTGTTTCTGTTGATATATCCACTATTCTTGTATAAGTTTCTGTGTTATACTCACCAGTGACTCCAATTGTACCAATAGGATCCCAATTTATCACTACTCTACCTCTGTGATAAGCTGAGCATATAAACTTAAATTTGAACTTAATATCACCACGCCAATATTTAAAACAACGAGCAACATGAGACATTGGAGTATTATATATTGCCACTGCTCCAGTTAATGTCGCATCTCGCTCCAACATAACTGGTGATGGTTTAGCATAAAATAATCCAGTTGCAGCTGCATCTGTAGAAGCCCATGATGTCTTAAATAAGAAAGATTCACGAGAACAAAAAGATTTTATAGTGAGCTCATCATTTACATCAGCCCCACATATCTTTCCATCAATTGATAATTCGTTTTTAGCATCTAACGTCAATTTCTCAACTGGTGTTCCTATATCTGTGGATGCTAAGTTGGGAAATGGTTTGTTAACCATACCATGGACATCATCTATAACTGGCACATTTGTATAGCCAAATAATGCTGCTATATCACCAATAGCCCCAGCTGCATAAGATGTTGCAGTAGCAAAAGGTCCGATTACAGGTAAATCAGACAACATACTAGCTGCACGAGCTATAGCAGAAGCTGGTCTAGATACAACGCCTTTGTGTTGATATTCATCTTGACCAGCTTGAAGAGCTAATTTAGCCGTGGGTCCAGCAATCTCTAAATCATCAGCCCATGCATAAACCTTGATATTTATAGTATCTGTTGTTAATCCGTTAGCATTCTGCAGCGTGGTTAATGATTGCAAATCTATAGTTCCCATAGCATTCAATGCAGCGGCAGATGTTGCATCTAACCAATTTCTATGATATAGAAAAGGTAGTACCATCTCCCCACCTTGACTATTTTGAGGATATAGATAAATATGTGGCCTTTGCGACAAGGGTATGTTTTCATTACGAGCTGTGTTTGTCAATATAAGACCAGGATTATATGCAGTCAATGGCTGGTAGGCAACTAAACAACAACCATAATAAAAAGGTGATGCATTTATAACAAATTTGAGATGCAAATTACATCTAACTAGATAATAATTATCTAGTTTCTTCTTAATAGATGCTTTAATAAAATATTCATACCATGGATTAAAAGTACTAGTTGCAGCTGACAAATTCGTTCCAATCTGCCATGATTGTTCAAAAATTTGAACTGGTCTACTAAGAAAAGATCCTAATTGAACGTTTTGAGATGTATCAACTTTAGTATATGATAAATCATGTGGTATTGCTGATATAACATCTGCTTCACCATCAACAAATCCAACATTCTGCTCTTGAGACTGATCACTAGTATTGACTGGAGTCATATCAACACCTGACTGAGGTCGTAGATTGTTCATAGTACAATCTACTAAAACTATATCATCTTTATAGCAACAACTGCTATTAAATATAAGTGACACTGCATTTTTAGGAAACGCGGCCAAAACCTCTAAAACTGGAAAATTTCCCATAAAGTCATGAACAAATAGTCCCACGCCTTTATCACCTATAGGTAGACTTACTATCATAAGTCTCAGTTCACACACCCATACTACGTTGTTTTGTATGGACGTTCTATTGTGTATGAACATCCGCGTGGACACAAGCGCTACGCTTGTGAGTTTGATGTTTTTAAATAATCATATGAGCAAGGACGATATGCTCATAAAATTTAAAGAGTCTAAAAATAAATAAAAATTTCTCTTTGTCTGTAAGACCGTGTACATTAGTACAATCAAATGGATCCATTTTTCAATAAAATTGAAGCAAAGGACTAGTAAAACTAGTAGGACCACTTCCTTTGTCGCTCTAATTAGTTTGTTACCTATATATCTTGATTTATATAAATCAATAGTTATTATAATACCCTGTGAGAGTATTACAAAATATATTCTAAAATATAACACAAACCAACATAACATAATCCAAATTATACGAATAGCTAAGTACGGATCCCCCGGCGGTGTACCGTTATTGTGTATTTTTGAAACTGACATAATATTTTCATATTCTGACACTTCATTAAATAAACACAATCCACTTTGGGGAGCGAAGCATTCTTCATAAGAAAAACACTTACTCGAACTTTTCATATATCGTATAACCAAATCATCATAAGTGGGAAAGGTTTCTTTATTTACATAATCATCCCACCCAAGTTTTGAAATCAAACCAATCAATATTGGTCTCTTCTCTTCAAAAACTTGTTTCCCATAGAAAAAATATTCCTGTAGTGCTGTGCATAAAACAGACACTCCCTGATATTCCTCAGTTACTGCCTTAGATTTTACCCAAACCATAAGCATCTTTTCTATGGAATCATGATCTAATGGACCTAATCGACACTTCATATCATTATCATATCTCCATGTTCGCTTTAAAAATGATGCATTATCAATATGTATGAAAGGTACACTCTCTGCTTCTTTATCTGCCATGGTATAAACAATACCAATATCAGCAAATGTTTTAGCAATAGACGTATGGTTGAACCAATTGCACTCTGTGTGTACCGACATAATATTATCATCACCATATGTCATCAAGGCCACTTTGTCACCGAAGGACAAAACTTCAGCCTTTGGATTTTGGATATAATAATTGTATCGCATTCTCAATGAATTCACTATACTGTTCAAGATAACAGTTAGTGGATTCCCAGATGGGTTGGATCCAAAAAGTTGAATCAAATCACCATTAAAATCAACTACAGCAAAAGCTGTATCTTCGGCTATACCCCGAATCACTTTAATATCATCCTCTGTATAATTGCCTGATAATTTACAGAAATATATAATAACATCAAAAGCCGCCAAAATTTCCTTTGGGCTCATCTTTTTATCATATGCCTTGTAATCACCAGCAACAATTCTATCAACACCATGTTGAATAATATAATCATAAATTTCTTGCCACTCAAGAGATTGAGCCACTGTACCAGGTGCAGCTTCAAAAGCAAATCTTTCATTTTGTAATAATCTACAGAATGAAAGTAAGTACTTACGAACTACCACACACCAATCAAAAGGGGCTCCTGTAAACACTCTAGTTTTCTTTGCTTTAGCTTTACTAAAAGTAACAGGTTCATCTTTTAAATGGGCACAAAAGTTAGGATTACATCGAGTACCTGACAAATAAGTACTTATAATAAGATCTATACGAGTGTTCATTTCTTTATCGCTTATTTCTACAGGATCTTGCATTCCATGAGCTGGAGGTATCGATTTTAAAAAATGCTTCTTAGATTTTTTCCAAGGATTACCTGCACTGGTAGACCTATTAATCTTATCAATATATGCCACTCGAGCTCCATTTAATGCAGTAAAATCATCTAAAACCATTAGCATATCTTTAATATTATTGGGATTTATTCGCTTATTTATATCGCATACATAACCATCAATACATTCATTTAATATCTCTGTGTTCATCTGAACAGGCTGTAAAATATCTAAAGCAGCTATTCTCCATGGTTCATATGAAACCATTTCAGGTGCTGTATATTTTTTCTTATATTCTGCTGGTAATTTTCTACTCATAGGAGTATCAACCACTCTAGATTTACTCTTACCACGGAAATCGGTAAAAGACCCATATATTTCAGCATTACCATCATTGATATATCGAAATACAGATTTCTTATGTAAATCTAATACTGGTCTCTTGATAGAATCAGAACTTATAAGATCAAAACACCCAGATTGAATATTAAAAGGTGATAATTTTTCATAAACTTGTTCAATAAATTTTCCATCAATGCTATTTGCATAGATTTCATTAGTCGATTCAGTATCAATTAGGAAATGAATACCTAAAATTGAATAACCAAAATCACTTTCTACAATCATGGGTGCACCACAATCACCATATTGAGTTTCAGTAGAACTAATACCCTTCCAACACTTAATCTTGGCATTAATTTGAGGATCATTGAATTTATACAATTTTTCATTCATCAACTGAATATTTTTTAAATTATAGTTGATATATTCACCACTTAGTGATTTAGAAACATATGAGCCATTAAATACTCCTTTTTCAGTTTCTTTTAAGAAATATTGTGTAATTTTACGTTTAGGAGGCATTTCTCTGATAGTAACAAATGCAATATCTTTCTCTGGAATGCGATGAATATCACTTTCAGATAGGATAATTTGTATATTTGAATTTATACCCAATTTCGTGGTTTCAAACAACTTACATGGTACACCTCCAGAACAATCTGGTATATTATGGTTATTTGTAATATAAATATGACCACCTAAACATAAAAGTTTACCAATTCTTCCTTTGGTAGTACCTTTCAATGAGGTAGTTATACTAACAACATTACTTGAAATTTTAGAACAAAAATCCTCAAATGATGTACTTTTAGAAGATGCACTTTCTCTAGAAAAGTGAGCACTAGATAGTTCCATAGTATTATTATACCAAACATTTTCCCTACCATTTTCCTCAGGTTCAGGTTTCATACCAATACTAGCCGACACATCACCTTGAGGAATCAAAGTTTGCTTAGTAACACTATACATACCCATTACTAATAATGTTGCAGCAGCAAGGCTTATCAATATCTTCTTATGACCTAAAGATGTTTGAACTTTTTCACCCATATTCATCCAAAATTCTTTAGTACCAAGGTGACAAACTTTATTGATAGCTTCATCTTTATATTCTATAAAAGTTTGTTTACATTGATTAACTTTAGTATATGTTTCATACATGCTCTTAACAAACATAAAATTAGAATGATACATTACTAAACCTGCAATAGTAACAGTCAATAAATTTGTAGTAAGTCCTTGTACTTTCATCTTACATAATGAATTAGGTAAGACACAACACTGACACAACTCTTCTTTCTCCATTCGTTCAATACATAAAGAAACTTTTGCTTGGTCCCTATTGAAATCATTTATAGCTTTGTCAAGCCACTGAAGTAATTCAACAGTACCAATATCAGCATGCAATTGCTCGAATTTTGCATATTGTCTACCTTTAGAAGCTGGTACTGGAATAACCATATCAATGTCAAAGTCCCATAATTCAGGATAAGTTACATTTTCAGGTATATTTTTTGTACATAACATCCCTCGCTCATCTTTAAATTCTTTCTTTGGTTTAGGTGTAATAATATATGGAAATCTTCTTTGAGCAGCAGATGGACATGAAAAATATGCATATGCATTTAAAGTTTTTACATTAGTAGTAGCTATAACCAATTTACCTCTAAAAGGGGTTGTACCTTTAGATTCTAAAGAAGCTTGATCAGGACAAAATGCTTGATTATTCATAAGTTGGATAATATTATCTGTAGATTTAGAATCTTTCAAATCTGGATGTTCATTCGCAACATCATCAAGAATAATGGTGTGACATGATGAAACAAATCCGTCCCAATACTTGGCCACAGGATTCACAGTATATCGAAATTCAGATTCAGTAGATAAGTTTTCATGCTTAGCAAAATAGGTCGCTAACATAGCAGTAACAGTGGTTTTTCCAACACCAGAATCACCATAGATTAAAAGGCCGAAAGGAGCTTTTCTATTTTTACGAGCAGCAGATCGAGTATTCAATTCATCACGAATTAAAGACATTTTAAAAAGAGTTTCTTTAATAGTGTTTTTCTCTTGAGAATTCAAACAATAAGAAAATTTGTGAACACTATTTAATTTCTCAATAACATTGTCAAGATCTGCTCTGTAAGAACTTTCAGTAAATCCATGAACTTCAGGATTATTAAGGAGTGGTTGTTTACGAATAATTTCTCTACACATATCATATAATTTCTTATATTGACCTCCTGAATGAAACATAGTAGCTAAATCTCCAGTCATATAAACTTGATAACCTCGTTCTGCAATAAAAAGGACAGTTTCGCATAAAACATAAAAGAAATCAGTGGTATTGCTATATTTCTTTTTAAGACTGGCTTTTTCTAAAGCAGTATAGTTAAACATATCCAAATTAATACCTAAATTATCAAAAATAGATAAACTCATCATGTATAAACAACATTGATGTAATTTAGACATAATAGGACTTGAGAAAATATTCTTTAAACCACCCAAAGAAGTTCGAGCAGTATCAAGATATTCCTCAAAACTTTGAACATTCATTTTATCAAGTATGCTCAAGATATAAGGTATAGCTTTATCTTTAAGTGTATGATATGTTGATTCATTTAGACGTAATTTAAGAAAGTTTGTGCAAGCACGTAAAATAGTTTGAACACGTGTCATACCTACCACTTCTTCGGTAGCATATTTAATGAAATGAATAACATCATCAACTAATTTGACAATATATCTCTCGTTAAAACACGATTCTTTAATTTTGGCGGCCTCTTGCATTTTATTCAATTTGTACCATAAAGATCCAGATTGAGGTCTCAAATAATATTTATCGTTTTTAACAATATCACCAAAAATATTGGTATAATTATTGGATGGTGTTATATAACATTTTCGACGTTCGTGTTCAGGAATTAAAGATTCCAATGATCTTGGATTTTCCATTTTGAAATCATATAATTTACTGAAAATTTCTTCAGAGAGAGAATCTCTTAAAAAGATAAAATCATACTCAAAATTCATTCCTGAAGTATTAAATGATTCATCAGAGTCCGAAAACTGAGGTGAATAAACACCGTCAATATAATCTTCTGGATCATACAAACCAGAATCACGGTTTGAAGTATGTATAGAACATATATCATAACCGCATTCACATATATTTCTGTCAGTAGCTAATTTAATGCGTTCATTATATTCTGCATTATCTTTCATATTTTGAGCTAAATCTTCGTCATATAGGAATAATCCATACAATTCCTCAGAATAGTTATCAAAATCTCCATAAATATGTTCAGAAATATCATCAGAACCACTTTGAGGACGTAAGTTATTCAAATTTTGACCACAAAGTTCAAAATATTCATTTTTATAATCTATTTTGCACTGAATTACATCAAACATAGGTGTTGCATCATTTGCATATGTTAATGTTTTATGAAGAAGTGCATAATATTTTTGTTTTTTAATTTTATTTAAGCATGCAGTATGTATTAAATGTGTAAATATAAATGTAAATTTTTTATTTTTTTGATTTTTGTTTTTTAAATTTTGTTTGTTTGTGTTTTTAATAATTGTAAACATAAGGTGGTATAATGGTTATCATCAAGTTAAGTGATCTTATAACCATAAGATCCTACAATTCGTTTAGTGCGCTATAATTAGAAGCACTATTTGGTACACTGTATAGCCTTGGCATTTATTAAGGTAATTTTCCTGTTCATAATCATAATTAATATTATAGTTTATAATATTGACATATGATTACTACCGGGATCTTCAAAATAAATACGGATCTATATCTGATATCCATAAAATGTATAGCTTGAAACACAGGTGCAACACTTGTGAGTTTAATATTTTAAAATCTAGTATGTATCAAGGACGATATGACACACATTTAGAGTGGATTAAAATAAATAAAAATCCACTTACGCAATAAAAACATATAAGTGGTTAACAAATTAATTAGAAACGAAATCATATTATATTGTAAAATAATATGAAAGACGAATTGACAAATAATTAGACATTTTACCAATGATTTAACAACTAAGATATGGCCGTTTAGCAATCATATAAAAGGGCCTGATTGAAAAATGCGGAAGAACCGCAAATTTGATCAAGTATGCCTTGAATAGATATATACGGTAAGCATATAATAGAAGTGTTTTTTGTATAAAACAGACTAATAAAAGTCAAAACAAACATGAGAGAAGGGAGAAA